CCGAGCGTGGAAGTGGACGTGTATGAGACACGTAATGCAGGCAATACCGCAGACATCACGTATGCTGTCGGTAACAGGCTGTATTCTTCGGCGCAAGGTTTCTTGACCAATGAACTGCCGTCGGGTGTTGGTGGCTCAATCGATACTATTATCGGTTTGTGCACCAAAGCTCCGACAACTGCCAGCCCGACACTTGGCCTCGATATGCGCATCTAAGCATGCGGGACACGCTTTGTCTCTCGGCGTGTATAATAAATGGAGAGTAAAGACAAAAGGGTATTTGGAGGTTGAAGGGGAACGAGCTGAGTCAGCTGTTCATCCGTAGAGCCAAAAGAATATCCTTGAGTGGTAAACGTGAAACCACTCAGAAAAAAGGAAGTTTAGACCGAGTTGGTCACTTCCGTTTAGCAAAAGGAGAATTGATCATGGCAAAGTTGGATAACCAGACCAAGCAGGAAATCATCAGTCAATACATTAAGACTGCTGCGGGTCGCCAACGTCTTGCTGCGTCCATGATCCAGCCTCTCCGCCGTAGGCGTGATTACTCATCTGTTGGCCGCAAGGCATTCTATGTCGAGCAGCTTCCAGATGGTGCTTTGCCGCTTTATGACAAAGACCCGAATATCACAGCTTATGTGGTCGGCGAAGAAGGTGAGAACATTGTGGCCGTGGCAAAGCCAAAGCGCGTGATGTTTCCGCTGTTCGAAATTGCTTCGAACCCGGAAATCCAGCTGACCGAGATCAAAGCTCGTCGGTTTGATCTGATTGAGCGTTCCCTTGATCTTTCGAAGGCTGAGATTCAAGCGGAAGAAGACCGTAAGGCTTTCGCCGTTATGAATGCGCTGTCGGCTGACCCGACAAACCCGAACCCTGCGATTCCGGTCACCGGTAACCTGACCGCCAATGCTCTGGCTGACGCTTTTGCGAATGTCGAGCGGACGGACATGCGGGTTGCTAATGTGTTCATGAACGCGAAGGATTATGCGGACCTTCGTAAGTGGGACCGGGACACCTTGGACATCGAAACTCAGGCTGTCTTGTTGAAGACTGGTCTGATGGCGACTGTTTGGGGTGCCAAATTGATCGTTTCGCGTATCGTGCCGGAAGGCACGGTGTACGTCTGTGGTGAGCCGGAATTTTTCGGGCGCATTCCCGTACGTACAGAGTTGACTGTGCTCAGCGCTGACGATCCAAAGAATCGTCTCATTGGGTTCTCGGTGTTTGAGAACATTGGAATCGGTGCTTATAACCCTTACGCGCTCCAAGTCCTCAATATCACACGCACTTAAGCACCTGCGGTGTAAGGTCGCTAACCCGAATGCAAAGTTCCGGTCCTTTTGGGCCGGAACTTTTTTTTGTGAAAAGATGAGAAGAGTGTAATTTTTCTTTATATTCGGCTATAATATGAACAGGTATTTTTGGAGGTCATGTCATGGAGAAAATCGCCCGAGAATTAACCAAGATTGCTAAGCTATTGATAGGGGGACCTTACCAGAAGACATGGTGGGATATTCAGCGTGAGAATCAACGCAGCTATTGGCGTGATGCTGCGAGAGATGTTGTATTTGTCTTTCGCAACAAGGCTATGGAAGATTTATGGAATGATGAGTTGGCAGGACAAATTTCTGATGGTGCATGGGAAAACACACCAGGAACGGGATGGGAGTTTTGGACAGCTATTAAGACACGAACAGGTAGTAAAACACAGCTGATGGGAAATTTACCGTCAGGGATTAAACGTGGGTTTGGATTTCATGGTCTTATCCCGATTATTGGGGATCGAATGCTGGATATTATTCGGAAGTATGAACCTGATGCAACTGTAAACACATTGCGTGCCTATCTTTCGGAGATTGCTGAGGCTATGAGAAAAGGGGAGGCTATTGAAAGAGGAGGAACTGAACCACTTCCGAAAGATATCAAACGTATTGAGGACATGGTAAAACGTTTTGGACCAAAAGGACCAGATGCTATTTTGAAAGCTGCTGAAAGAATGGCTAAAAGCATAAGAGATGTGGAAAAAGCGATTAGGCGAGGAAAGGCTGCTGAGAAGCTTGGTTATCCTGAGTTGGCTGTTCCATTTCTCGAACGCGCAAAGCAATTAGTCTAATGAAAACAGCAGGCGATACGATTAGAGAATATGAAAACATTCCAATGGAGGGAATCCTACGCAAAGATGGGAGTTTCTTCTATGTGACGGTGCCTAAAGAGTTTGGCGAAGCAGTATACAAAGCCATTGAAGAAGAAGGGATGCAACGTCCAGAAGATACTCCTCATATCTCAGTTTTTCTCAAGGATGAAACGGAAGGAAAAAGCATCAGCGAGGTTGGACAGAAATTTCAGTTTGAGGTTGATGGTATAGAGTCTTGCAATCCGGATGACTGGGACGAAATGGAAAAAGTATGGTTCGTCAAGTGTAAGAGTCCACAGCTGGAAGGATTACGCAAGAAGCACGGCTTAACGCCTTTAATTCATGGCAATCATAATTTTCACATTACAATAGCGGTCAAACCTGCAATAAAAAAGGTAGCACGTGAATTGATTAGAATTGCCCATGAGCTAATTCGATAGAATAGCTGTGGTAGGTTTTATTATAGATTAACGGTTATTTTGAACATGTCTGATGAAGAAGGAATTTCTTTCTATTCTAAAAGAAAGCAATCGGTTAGATTGTTTTTAACGGGGTTTTTCTGGATGTTGTGAAAAAGTATAAATAGTGCATGGCCGTGTCTATATAATATGGATGACACCTGTGTGATTTTGGCAGAAAATGTCTGGTACTTTTCGTATATTTGCAATCGGATGTCGGTGAAATAGTGGTGGTTTTTTGCAACGAGAAAAGAGAAATTTTTTATCCGTGGCAAGTTGTAGTTGCAAGAAGAGTTACAGAACCATAAGAAAAAAGTACGGCGGAAACGCCGTATAATTTTTTGATACTTGCTATTTGGTGGGTTTTCATATCGGTGGCAAATGCTAAAATACCTTTCGAGGGAATACTATGAAACTCAAGATTGAGCCTTTCTTTTGCGAGAGTAGCGATCCTTTTGCAACATGTGAGTGGACAAAGAGGCATTCTCAAATCAAAGACAAAAAGGGAGATATAGAAGCACCTTCGTTTTGGAGTGATAATGCCGCTCAGATTGTAGCGGGCCACTATTTTTACGGTGGCGAAAGCGATGAAGTCAAAGAAAACAGCATAAGACAATTGATCCATAGAGTTGCACGATCAATTGCAGACTGGGGATTTGAAGACGGTTATTTTGAGGACAAGATTGAACGAGATGCTTTTTATTGCGAATTAGCATGGTTGTGTTTGCATCAATATGGCTCATTCAACAGTCCAGTTTGGTTCAACTGCGGTTTGAACTACGTTTATGGCATCAGAGACGAAAGCTCCAGGCATTTCTATATTTGGAATCCAAAGAAGAGCAGAGCTGTAATTGCAAAAGATGCTTTGAAAAACCCTCAAATCTCAGCATGTTTCATAATATCTGTTGCAGATTCTATGGATGGGATTATGGAAGCGGCTCATGCTGAAGCTATGCTTTACAAGTATGGCTCTGGTGTTGGAATCAATTACAGCTCTCTAAGGTCAAGTCATGAGCGTGTTTCTGGAGGTGGTTTGGCATCTGGGCCTCTTTCGTTTATGCGTATAAGTGATCAGATTGGTGCGGTAGTGCGTTCGGGTGGAAAAACCAGACGTGCTGCTGCTATGAAATTGTTGAATGTAGATCACCCAGATATTATGGATTTTATCAAAGCTAAACAGGTTGAAGAGAAAAAAGCCCATGCTTTGATCAGAGAGGGTTATTCAAGCGGAATGGTGGGAGAAGCTTATAAGACGGTAATGTTCCAAAATTCGAATTTCAGTGTTCGCGTAACGGACGATTTTATGCAAGCGTATAAAGATGACGGGGAGTGGGAGACAAGGCTTGTCAAGACTGGTAAGCCATTTGAAAAGCACAAAGCCAGAGCAATTTTGAAAAGGATGGCTGAAGCTTGTCATTGTTGTGGTGACCCTGGAATTCAATTTCATGACATATTCAACAAGTGGAATACGTGTAAAAGCAGTGGCGACATTCATGCAACGAATCCATGTGTGGAGTTTGCCTTCCTTAACGATTCTGCTTGTAATCTTGCCAGTTTGAATTTAATGCGGTTTTTGAAGAATGAGAATGGAGAATTCTCTTTTGATGTAGAACGCTTCCAAAAAGCGGTTACCATTTTCGTAATTGCTCAAGATATCCTTGTTGATAGAGCTTCATATCCAACAAAAAAGATTGTGGTAAACAGTCACAAATACAGGCCGTTAGGGTTGGGGTATACTAACCTCGGCGCAACTTTGATGACTTTGGGGTTGCCCTACGATAGCGATGTTGGACGAGAGTTTGCTGCTGGAATAAGCAGTTTGATGTCAGCAAGAGCTTATTGTGTTTCTGCTCATCTCGCTCTCAAAGAGCTTGGTTCATTTGGAGGATATGAGAGCAATGTGAAATCATTCAGAAAGGTGATGCGGCTCCATAAGAGTCACAATGAAGAATGCACAACAAAGAAAGGGAAATTTGCTTACCTGTTTCAAGAGGCTGACAAACTGTGGCAGTACGTAGTTACAGCAAAAGCTTTCAGAAATGCTCAAGTGACGTTGCTTGCGCCGACAGGAACAATTAGTTTCATGATGGATTGTGACACGACAGGTATTGAGCCTGATTTTTCTCTGGTTAAGACTAAGCGGTTGATTGAAGGGGGCTCTATCCAAATTGTTAATCAATCAGTTGAGCCTGCTTTGCACAACCTTGGCTATTCTGAAGAGGATGCATCGGAAATCATAAAGCACCTTTTGGAGACTGGAACATTGGTTGGTGCTCCAAAAATGAAGAAGAAACATTTGTCAGTTTTTTCGTGTGCAGAAGGCGACAATGCAATCGATTGTTGGGGGCATATCAAGATGCTGGCAGCCGTTCAGCCGTTTTTGAGTGGCAGCATTTCTAAGACGGTAAATTGTTCGGAAAGCACTACAGCTGATGAAATCGAGAAAATGTTTTTTGAAGCATGGAAAATGGGTTTGAAATCGGTCTCGATTTTCCGTAATGGAAGCAAAATTTCCCCATTGACGGCAAAAGGAAAAGAGCATGGAATTTCTGTGCTTCGTCATGCACCAAAACGCTATAAGTTGCCTGATACATGCAAAAGTGTTCGGCATAAGTTTGAAATTGGAGGACACGATGGTTACTTTAACATCGGACTTTATGATGATGGAGAGCCAGGTGAACTCTTTATCAAAATGAGCAAGCAAGGAAGTACGATTTCTGGACTGATGGATGCTTTTGCCATAGCAGTTAGCATGGGATTGCAGTATGGGATTCCATTAAAAGATTTCATTGACAAGTTTAGCTTTATGCGATTTGAACCAAGTGGATACACAAAGTTTCCAGAATTGGGGTTTGCTCGTTCGCCAGTGGACTATATTTTCCGTTGGGTTGCTCATGAATTTTTGAAAGAAGACAAAGAAGCAGATTTTCACAATACAGATTTATCTGGTGAAGATGTTGAGAAAAAACAAGAGCTGGAAAAAGTTGGTGATGAGTTGGTGTGTCCGATTTGTGGTCATTACCCATTGAGACGTACAGGGTTATGTCATACGTGCCCAGAGTGTGGTTTTAATAACGGTTGTGGATAATCGCATAATTATTTTATATTCTGCTTTATGACGAAGCGCTATTGGACTTGCTTTTGGATCAAAATGTCGCAAGTTCATAATAGCAAACTATTTACGTAAGATAGGAGGATAAACCATGGCAGGACCTACATCGCCCACTTACCGTCAGAATCCTACAGACAAAGGCCAGCAAAACATCGAGGATGCCGAATTTGACACGACTATTCCTGTTTTTGATGACAGCAAAACCAAGAATATCGGCAATCCTTTGGGTGCTGGTCAAAACATGACACAAGGAAATGAAGGGCAAATCACTTATCATGATGACCATTATGGTTATGATATGAGTGAGTTGCAAGGAAGACGGCGTAGCGGCAATACCAAATGGCGAGGAATGTAGTCGAAGTTGTTTTCGTTTTGCATGCAAAACGTATTATGAAAGGAGATTAAGATGAAGAGAGTGCTGTTTGTGGTAGCGGTTTTTGTACTGCTGGTTGGATGTGAAATGCCGGATGTGAATGTGACGGGATTGAATGTCCAGCGTTCGGCGATTCATGGGAGTGGGCAAGTAGGGGTTGCTGCTATTCTTGATAACAGGCCGACTGTTGAAGTTCCAAACGACATCAAGGCAATCAAAGAGACGGTCAAGGAGATTCGTAAATTTCTTGAAACAGGAAATGTTGCCGATTTGACCATGGGCGAATTCAGGAAGGCACTCGATAAGCTTATTCCTGAAAAATACCAACCCTACTTCAATGCAATCCTTGCAGCAGTATCGAATATTCATGTGGATACCCAAAAGGTTGGCAAGGACAATTTGAAGCGTATCAAAGCTGCATTGAATGGGATTGAGTATCGTGCTGACAATTATGACCTTGAAGATCATCCACCAATGACTGACAGTCAAGAGCGCGGATTTGGTTTGCCCGAAGTGCCAAGTGTGGATGTCGAGTACAAAATCGACGATGGTAGCCTGCTGAAGCGTAAGGTTGGTCGTGGCAATTAAATACATTAAGTCCAAGTGAAAACTTGGGACTATACCTGTTGGCGGGTGGGTCAAAAGCCTGCCCGCCAAATTATATCAGGAGAATAGAAATGGCAAAAGAGAAGAAAGGCTGTCTTTTTGGTTGGCTTTTCCCAAGCGAAAATGATGAGCCAAATGATAATGGAGGACAACCCGTGACACAACCAGTAACAGGACATAAAGCTTTGTTGGTTGGAATTAACAAATATGCGATGTCTGGAGCAGACCTAAATGGTTGTGTGAACGATGTTAACAACTTGTGGGAAAAGCTCACTACTAAATACGGGTTTGACCCAGATAATGTACGCATGTTGACAGATGAACGAGCTACGCAAGCTAATATCTTACAACGACTTGGGTGGCTTGTTGACAATGCTAAGGCGGGCGAACTTTTGATTTTTCAGTATTCAGGTCACGGCTGTTTTTCTGGAGATACAAGAATTAGCCTTCTTGATGGAACTGAGAGGACACTTGAGGAGTTGACGAAAGAATTTCATGACAGAAAATTTTGGGTTTACTCGTGTGCAGAGGATGGAAAAATTGTACCAGGATTGGCCCATTCTCCACGAGTAACAAAATATAGCAATACCGTTAGAATAAAGGTTGATAATGGGGAAGAGATCAGTTGTACTTCTGATCATCTTTTTATGCTTAGGGATGGCACTTATAAGGAAGCGGCGAAATTAGTAGCGGGTGATTCATTAATGCCTTTGTATCGTAAAACGAGCAATAGGCAAGAAGGGGAACGATTGGATGGTTATGAATTGTGTTATGTTCCTTCGCTGAGTTATAGAAACGAGCTGAGAAAATCGGGGATTTTTGAGGAATCAGGATGCTATTATTATACTCATCGGTTAGTGGCTTATGAACAAGGAGAGTTAGAAAAAGGGTATAAGGGAGTATTACATCATTGTGATTTTAACAAAGCGAATAATACTCCTGAAAATCTTAAACTGTTGACTTGGACAAAACATGCTAAGATTCATTCTCATAGTGAAGAACGTAAAAAGAAAGATGCTGAAAGGATGGCAGAATGGAATCGTAATGGGTTTCGAGAAAGAGTTAAGAATGATAAAGAGTTCAGGAAAAGGCTTGGTATTGCATCGAGTAGAGCAAGGAAAAAGGATTGGCAAAATCCAAAATATCGTCAAAAAGTTGTGCAAGCTTTGAAAGCATCTTTTGTTGACAAAAACAGTGACTTGCGTGTTTTGGCATTGCATGAAAATCGTTCTAAATCTCATACAAAAGCTGCACGTAGGAAAGCTGTGGCTTCATTTAAGAAAACTGCTGTAGACGAAAATAGCAGATTTTATTTGGTAAGCCATTCAGAAGAGAGACGTTTACAACTTGTGGAGGCAAACAAAAAAGCTAACCATACTCGTTGGCATGTTCGGCGTAATAAATTTGATTCAAATTGTAAATTCTGTATTGAAGAAAAAAGAACGGTTAAAAACCACAAAATCGTTGAAGTTGTTGAAGAATCAGAAGTTATACCGGTTTATGATATAACTGTTGAAAAGTATCACAATTTTGCTTTGACAGCGGGGGTTTTTGTTCACAATAGTCAAGTCAGAGATCGTAATGGCGATGAGTTGAAGGACAGTTTGGACGAGATTCTTTGTCCACATGATTTGGACTGGGATAACCCATTGTCAGACGACATTTTAGCGGACCATTTCAAGCGGGTTCCAGAGGGTGCTTTTTTGACGTTTGTTTGTGACGCTTGTCATAGTGGTACTATGGACCGCGATTTGAAACCTCAGTCAAATGATTCTCATCCTAATAAAGAGCGGTTTCTTGCGCCTCCAACCGATATTATTGCCCGTTCGAGAGGTCGGGATATGAAAGTAAACAAGTTGGGTTGGAGGAGTCTAAATCGCGGGGAAAATGATGTTTCTTATACTAATCAGCGTCATATGCTGATTTCTGGTTGTCGTGACGACCAAACCAGCGCAGATGCTTTTATCGATGGCAAATACCAAGGTGCCATGACTGCAATGTTGTTACGTGCACTGAATACGCATCCAGATGCTTCATGGGTTAGAATTCATGAAGAAATGCTGAAATACCTATCTCAGGGTGGTTTCTCTCAGGTGCCTCAATTGAGTGGTCCAAAAGACAGATTAGACGCTAAACCATTTGGGGGCTGAAATGAAACGAGTGGTTGTTGAGTTACTGAAAATTGCTCGTGAGATCACCTCGCTGGACCACGATTACAAAATTAGCAAGTGGTATTATTTTCGCCCTCCACGTGGGAGCTTAAGGCAAAAACAGGTCAGATGGAAAGTTGGGATAGATTTGGACTGGTCAAAGGCTGCTAAAGGGAGAGATGAAACAGACTATGCTGATGAAGAGCGAGAAATGCTTTTGAAGATATTCAAATCAGATATGCAGAAAGTAAAAGCAGCAGCGAAAGCGAAAATTGGAAGACCCTCTATAACAATCCCAGATGAGTACGTGCTAAGTCTTAAAGCGGAAATTTATGTTCCGGTTTTTCGTGGTGAAGAAGAAGCACAAAAGGTTTTGGAGTCACTGGGCTATCGAGTGTGAGGTTGAAATGAAAACCAAGCCAGAACAGAAGTATTTCAAGCACAGCAATGGAGTTCTTGCAAAAACTGCCAGTGAGCAAAAGAAGGGTGCAGGTAAAAAGGTTGGTGCTCCTGCTGCTGTTGAGGTTAAAAAGGAGAAGCCAGAATGAAAAGAACGAGATTGACACAAAGAGAACAAGAACCCGTTCAAGAGAAGCTGGCCAAACGACTGGTAAAATTGGCTAAATCGCTTGTTGGTGACCAGTACGTTCGTCAATATTTCGTTTCCCTCGATGCGTTGGTTCTTCGTCTTGGTATGAGGATGACCGACGGATTGTGGGATGCAAAAGAACTCACTGCTGTTGCTAAAACATTGGCTGGACATCTGGATCGAGATGTCAAGACATTGGAAAAAATGTCTAAAGCTGATGATTTACCTGTTGTGAAAGTTCGTTCTCCAGATGCGTCAAAATGGTTCTATGATGGTTGGCAACATGTACTATTTGTTGATGCGTATGTTGAATATGGAAAACGTGAGTATGCTGTTGCAGCAATTACAGCGATGGGGATGCTTAAATATAAGAACGTAAAGAGGTAACGATGTCGGACGAAAACAAGAAAAAGAGTTGGTTAAGTTTTGCTTTCGAAATTCTCAAAAAGCTTATTGATTGGTTTTTTCGGAGGAAACAAAACCAGCAAGTCGATCAACAACAGCAGCAGAATCAACAGAATGTACAAAATGAGGAAGGCAAGGTTGATGGAGAGCACCAAGAAATTGATAATCAGCCTTCCGATGTAAGTACTACACCCGATGGTGGATTGAGTTTTGACGAGTTCAATAAGGGTGAAAATACAGATGAAAAGGAGAAAAAGAAATGAAGTGGTTAGTGTTTTTGCTTCCGTTGTTATTTATAGGTTGTATCAATGTCAAAGTGGAGATGCCTAAAGAGGTTGAAAAGCAGTACGTTTATGAGGAATATCCAATTTATCAGGTAGTAGAAAAACCGGAACTCGAAAATATTAGTGGTTCGGAAATGCATCCTTGGAGGGATGCAGCTACTTTTGCTGGATCAAGGTTGCAAGGAGATGACAAGAAAAAATTTGATGAATTTGCAAAAAAGGCGAAAACTGATGAGCAGGATGGCTTAAAAAAGATAAAGGACAATTATGACAAGCTAATCAAGTGGGGGAAAAAGAACGAAGCAACTGTCCGTTCTTATAACGAATACGCTACGGAGAAGAACAAGAGAGAGAAGGAGGAAGGTAAATGAAGAAGGTTTTGATAGCACTTGCTATTTTGGCAGTCATGATGTGTGGCTGTGGTAAGGTTGAAGAAAAAGCAGCTCCAAAGGAAGAACCAAAAGCTGAAGCTCCAAAAGAAGAACCAAAGGCTGAGCCAAAGAAAGAAGAGCCAAAAACAGAAGAGAAGAAGGAAGAGCCAAAAGCAGAAGAAAAATAGCGGCAAAAAAATATTTTAGAAAATTCAAAAAAAGGCTTGATTTTCGAGCTCGTACTCCGTATATTATATTGACAGTAGTTCATTGTTCTTTGATAAGGGCTCTTACAGCGATGGAAGACATAAGTCTTTTGCGATGTAAGAGCTCAACTAACGCGGAGTGGAGAAGTAGCATCTCGTCTGGCTCATAACCAGAAGATCGCTGGTGCAATTCCAGCCTCCGCTACCAGAGAAATAAGGTTCTCGCTGAAGCCGAAATACCAGAGGGCGCTCTGCGGGACGGGCCTCCGAGGACACACGACGCAGTTCTCATGGGAGCCGTGCGAGAATCATTTTTAGGTGATGAAATGTTTCCAATAGCGTTAGTACATACCGGACGACTTAGTTGCAGGCCCTACGTGCGAGTTAGAACGTGCGTCACGGGCTTGCTGTCTGCTATGTCGTCAAGAATTACCAAATTGCAGAATCAAAAGAATAACGAAGATACAAGCTAAGCTGATGGGGAGAAAGGAATTCAAACCGTCAGCAATAAAAGCTGGCGGTTTTTTTATGAGATGAAGAAAGGGGTTGATGGCAGATGAGACTGAGAAATTCACTACTGCTTGGACGTGGTGGAAGAGTGCTGGGTGTGATTTGTTGGAAGACAGCAATCAACCTGGCTTACTTTCGTGGCAATACAGCATTTCCTCTGATGTTTCATGAGGATGTTGAAGTGCATTCTCAGCGTCAGTCGTTCAAGCTGCCATCAGTGCTTATTCTGCTGGATAACAAGGATAAGTACCCGCACTCGAACATTCTGCCGCTGACTCGTCAGAATGTAATGATCAGGGACAATTTTACGTGTCAGTATTGTGGTAGAAAGCTGACATCAGTAAATGGCACAATCGATCATGTATTTCCCCTGGCTAAGGGTGGTACAAATACGTGGAGAAATGTGGTTGCTTGTTGTGAGCCATGCAACAATGAAAAGGATGACCTGAAGGCTGCCGAGTTCGAGAAGCAGACAGGTAAAAAGCTGATGAGAAAGCCAATTACGCCGCATCGAGGCATTCTGTATAGGCATCATGCGGAAAAGCCAGAATATGCGCAATGGAAGCCATACATTGCGTAGGCTTGCGAAGTTCTTTGACAATTAAATTTTACGGCGCTATGGTGTAATTGGAAACACATCAGGTTTTCAGCCTGAAATTCGGGGTTCGAGTCCCCGTAGCGTCACCAGAACTTTCCAGTACGCTTCAGTGGAGGGTTACTTCGCCTATTAAGCGAGAGGTTGCAGGTTCGAGTCCTGTTGCACAACTTCGGTTGTGTATAGCTCAATTGGTAGAGCGCTAAAATTTCTCTCTGCGATTTTTGGTACTGGGAATTGGCCCTATGGAGTAACTGGCAACTCACCAGATTCTCAGTCTGGCATTCAGGGTTCGAATCCCTGTAGGGTCACCAAAGGCTCTGAAGACGAAGTGAACGAGTCACTACCCTGTCAAGGTAGAGGAAGCCGGTTTAAGTCCGGTCAGAGCCGCCATGGAGCTGTAGCTCAACTGGTAAGAGTATCGGACTGTCGATCCGAGGGTTGCGGGTTCGAGTCCCGTCAGCTCCGCCAATACAGTGATCGGTGCGTAGCAAATATTGGTCTTGCGCCACACTTTTAATGTGGATAAATGCTGGTTCGATTCCAGTCGCACCGACCAGAATTTGGGCGATTAGTTCAGTTGGTAGAACGCTTGGATCACAACCAAGAGATCAGAGGTTCGAGTCCTCTATCGCCCACCATTGTTCTTTGAAAAGAAATCCAGTACGCTTCAGCAATGAGATACTTCTTCCATTTGAGGAAACCCAAGCTCATTGCGATTTTTGGTGCTGGATTTATTCCGGTATGATGTAACGGTAGCATAGCTGGCTGTTAACCAGTCTGTCTTGGTTCGAATCCAAGTACCGGAGCCATTATTGGCAGGAGCGAAAGCCTAATGGGGCGTGGGAAGCTTTCTTGGGTCTCTGCGTAGACCGAGAAATGAGGTTCGAGTCCTCACCTGTCAGCCATGTTCCACAGTAGCTCAATTGGTAGAGCAGCTGGCTGTTAACCAGTTTGTTCCAGGTTCGAGTCCTGGCTGTGGAGCCAACTTTTTTTGGAGTGGTACAATGTGCGGGATTGATGAATGTTGTTGCAAGTGCAAAAACCATTGGCCTATGTTTTCTCATCCCTGTACGGATGGTAAGCCAATGAATGAAAAACGAGGATGGGCTTGTGTAGTGATGGGAAGAGTTTTTCCTGATTGGCCTGAACATAGTGTGGGTTGTGAATTGTTTGACAATGCGCAAGTGGTGAAACTGGCAGACACGCAAGGTTGATGTGTGGGTGTGCTGGAACTGGTAGACAGGCTTGGTTGAGGGCCAAGTGTCCAAAGGACGTGGAGGTTCGAATCCTCTCACCCACACCAGGAGGTCTTTATGGCAAGAAGGAAATGGGCAGATGTGCAACTTGTTCAAGCAGTTAAAAAATCGATTTCATATGCACAGGTGATTGAAAAGCTTGGCTTGAACAAAAATCATGCTGGAAATTATGGAACGGTCAAAAAACACATAGAGAGACTTCAGTTAGATGTTTCGCATTTTTTAGGACAAGGACATCTGCGTGGAAAAACACACGGTTGGAGTTGGAAAAAGAGAAAACCGTTAAAAGAAATACTGGTTAGGGATTCGAGTTATTCGAGAGGTTTGCTAAAAGTTCGAATTCTTGAAGAGGGATTATTGAAGTATGAATGTGCCATATGTGGTCTGAAACCAATTTGGAGAGGGAAACCGCTGAATTTGATTTTGGATCATGCTAATGGAGTCAATAATGACAACAGGTTGAAAAATTTGCGTTTTCTTTGTCCTAATTGTGATAGCCAACAGCCGACTTTTTCGAGAGGACAGAGGAAAAAAGAACCTGTTTATAAGCGTTGTGTGTGTTGTGGGAAAGAAATCAGTAGAAATTTGAAGCAAGAAAAGTGTCGAATATGTTTGAGTAAAGGACGATAAGATGATGGGCCGCCTTAGTTCAATGGCAGAACAGAGGCTTTGTAACCCTCAGATATCGGTCCAATTCCGATAGGCGGCTCCATTTTCAAAGGAGAGAATTATGACTCGCTCAGTAGGAGGTACGCCATGTTAGGTTCTTAAATAAGGAGACCTAACATGAGTAGAACGCGTAAGAAGTACAGCCCAAATCCGTTTAGGCTGGTTCGGGGTGGACACAGACGTGCTGTAAGGAATGGAGTTCGTAAAAGAGCCATTCCGCCTACTTCTTTGGATGAGCCATACAAAGACAGACAATGTTGGCTCCCAAAAACAATCGCATTCGGATTGCACAGGAAAGGTTGGGATGACGACAAAATCATTCGGCATATTCGTTGGAAGTTCAAAATGAGCCAGAAAGATGCTGAAGAGATAGTGCCGGATAAGGACTATTGGTGGTTTGGTTGTGTGTGTGAAGAGTGCAAAAGAAGAAAAGCAGAATGGGTAGCAAAAACTCCACCCATTATCGTAAGGAGAATCATTTAGGCGCTGTGGTGAAACTGGCAGACGCGCTACATTCAGGGTGTAGTGAGCTTCGGCTCGTGAGGGTTCGACTCCCTCCAGCGCCACCACTTTACAGGGAGCGTAATGATGCACAATATTACGAGAGCCTTGAGAGAATTGAGAAGTTTGAAAAACAAGTGTGATCATATGGGTTATTGCCCACACATACAGATTGCGGATGTTGAAAAATACGTGAATCCGGCAATCAGGTTTTTGGAAAAGGAAGAAAAGAATCTCAAAAAGGGCGATTAGCTCAGCTGGTAAGAGCGCCAGCTCGACAAGCTGGAAGTCAGTGGTTCGAATCCACTATCGCCCACCAAAAAGAGGGATGCAAAAATCCATGGAGCACAGTTATATAAATAAGAAAGGGGGTTTATAATGGATGAAGTGAAAGTCTGTGCTCGTGCGGATGTCGGAGAAAAAACGGTTGCGTACATCTATAGCATTGGCGAAGGTTGGCCAAGCTATAAGATTCAGCCGAAAGGCGAACCTGTGCAGAAAAAAGAATACGCAGTTTTCAGCATGGTAGAAAAAGTACTCGAAAGAACTTTTGGGCCTGGCATTAAGATTCAATGGGTGGACTGATTGGACGCGTAGCTCAATTGGTAGAGTACCTCTCTTACAAGGAGGAAGTTGACGGTTCGAGTCCGTCCGCGTCCACCAAAAAGAAAGGGGGTGCTAAATGAAACAGTACCTCGTTACAGTAAAGCTGCGTCTTACAGCAATTGATGATGTTCAAGCGCGTGAGCGTGCACAAAAGTTTCTCAAGTTTCACAGCGTTGACCAGCTGGATGCTAAGCTGCAACGCATTCACGCTCACAAACAACCGGAAAGGGTCCAGCTGTGACGACAACCGTTACTTGTAATGGATGTTTTGATGGAATCCATCCTGGCCACCTTTTCTATTTGGGTTACTGTTATGCACAAGGTGACGAGCTGGTTGTCGGGATCAACTGTGACGACTATATCAGGAGAAAGAAACGTGAACAGCCTTTTTTCACGGCTGAGAAACGCAGAGAAACTTTGCTTGCTTTGGGTTTTATCAAAGATATTATTGTCTTTGAGGAGTCGAACCCGTCAGAGTTTATCAAGAAAGTTCAACCACAGGTACACTGTACGGGCAAAGAGTACGGGTACGACTGTCCCGAGGCACCTACATGTAAGGAGATTGGTGCAAAGTTAGTGCTTGTCCCAAGAACAAACATTTGGTCGACAAGTGTTTTAGATGGACTTTGGAAGCAGTGGGTTGATGAATTTATGAAGAGTAGGTCATGATTTAGCACCATATGCTGATGAACCACGAGAGGGTTAATGTGGAGAGATGGCAGAGCCAGGTTTATTGCGCAGCATTGCTAATGCTGTGAGGGTAAAACCTCCGTGGGTTCGAATCCCACTCTCTCCGCCACAAGCAAATGAAAGGAGAAGTCGGTGTCACAAGCTCAGAAGGTGAGGAAGTTGGAGCGGATTGAAAAGAGAATGGTCAACGTTTTGGAAGACCTTGAGTTATTGAAAAAGTTGGATGGGAACGACCAAAAAGTCAAACAGCTTTATGAGCACGCTGTTGCAATGAAAGAACTGATAGGATAAGGAGAGTTGGCAGAGTCAGGTTTATTGCACTGGTTTTGAAAACCAGAGTGGCAGTAATGTCACCGGGGGTTCGAATCCCTCACTCTCCGCCATACACTATGAAGACGCGGAAAGACCGAGTGTGTATTGTTGTTTTTGTGTCTTTGATGGTATTGATGCAGCCATTGTGGATTGTGTTGAGAATTACGCAGTGGTTGATGCGTTTTTGGAAACCTGACTTTCATTGGTAATGCGCCCGTCGCCTAATTGGATAGGGCACCTGACTACGGATCAGGACTGTTGCAGGTTCGAGTCCTGCCGGGCGTGCCATTTGTCAGGAGAATAGAAATGGAAAAGAAGAAGTGGGTCAAGAAAGAAATTCCTGTAACGTTGGAAATGTTTGATGAGTTTTGTGAAACAGAACTCATTGATGACATTATCAAGATGTTGAGAGCTGTAAAAAAGTATTGTGAATCAAAAGGCTTTCGTAATATCAGGATGGTTCACGAAATAGATTATGATAGTTGCCATTTTGAATTTTGGGGCGAACGATTGGAGACGAATGCAGAGCTTGCAAGACGCTTAAAGCGTAGCAAAGCAGCAAAAAAAGCTGCTGCAAAACGGAAGCGTGAAAAGGAGAAGAAAGAACGAGCATTGCTTAAAAAACTGAAAGCGCGATACGAATAATTGGCTCGTGGTGTAATTGGCAACACACAAGGTTTTGGTCCTTGTATTCCAGGTTCGAGTCCTGGCGGGCCAGCCACTTATTGAAAGGAGAAAAATGAAGTTTGACGGGACATTTGGTTGTCTCATTTGGATTGTAATTGCATTGGCAGCGTTTGTGGTGGCATTAGTGTAGCGGCTTGCACACGACACTGTGGATGTCGAAGTACGGGTTCGATTCCCGTATGCCACCCCATTAAGATGCATTGGATACTGGGTGTATTAGGAATCTACGCTGTTATTGCGTTGGGAGTCTTTGCTGTTGAATACAGAAAGATGTGCGATGAAGAACCGCCCAAACGACACCGTCATGATTCGGTTTACAAAATGGTGAGTTGGGTAGTAGCAATTTTTCGAAGTGTTTTTTGGTTGTTCATTTTTGTGTGTTGGTTGTTTAGTGATTCAGAAGGAGGTGTGCGATAATTGGTATTCGGCCCGATTCGAAATCGGGTGGCCTCTTTCGAGGCTTGGGGGTTCAAGTCCCTCCACCTCCGCCATCAAGGAAGCGTGTGGTAATTGGTAGCCAGCCTGATTGGAAGTCAGGTGCTCTCTTTTGAGAGTTGCAGGTTCGAGTCCTGCCGCTTCCGCCATTTGAGGAGCAAAGATGTCAGCAGACAATGGCATCTATGTTTTGAAGACGCCAGTAACAGAAGGCGCTAACAAGTTTGAGTACCGAGTGATTCATGCTCAAGCGATTGAGAATTTGAACTGGGAGGAAAAGAAGCCGGGTGAAGGAAATCCGAAAGAAATTGTTCGCTATTACTTTGGAACAACTGTTTATAATAATGCAGAGAAAGCATTGGAAGTTGCTGAAGAAATGGCCAACGAGATTTTGAATGACGACTTTTGTCCGATTTTGGAGTATGGTATTTGTGTTTTGCCTTTTCCTCATTCGTTCCAGTGGTATCTGGACCGAGTGGATATTGAGGAATTTATGAATGCGTTGTGAACTGTGCGGACAAGAGCGAGATGATGTTAATGAGCACCATCTTATTCCTCGGACAGTGCATAGCAATAAGCGTGTTCGAAAATTGTTTAGTAGGGATGAGATGAAGAGACGCAAAGTTAGCTTGTGTCGTAATTGTCATAAAATGGTTCACGTAACGATACCGGAAAAAGAGTTGGCGTTGAAGTATAATACGCTGGAGTTGCTCAAAGCTCACCCGGAAATTGCGAAGTTCGTTCTTTGGGTTAGAAAACATACACCTGCTGGTAAAGTAAGTGTTAGGTAGTTGCCTCGTGGTGTAATTGGTAGCATGACTGACTCTGAATCAGTTGGTCGAGGTTCAAATCCTCGCGAGGCAGCCAAACAGGAGAGAATAATGGCTCGATGTGCGTGGATAAAGGTTAACTCTGAGCAATGCCCGTACGATGACAATGGGAGTGGTTATTGTAATGACCACGAAGGAGTTGAGTGTTGTATGTGCGGAGCTCAGGCAACACACGAATGCGGTGTAACGACACATAATTTGCTTTGTTATGCACCTGTTTGTGGCAGTTGCCAAACGGAACATGAAAACAAATGTCATGCAGTAGGGAGTGTTCTTTGACATTTGCAGAACGGGCGCGTAGCTCAGTCCGGTTAGAGCATCGGATTTTTAATCCGGTGGTCGTGGGTTCGAATCCCACCGCGCTCACCAGTTTTTGGACGTGTAGCTCAGTTGGTCAGAGCGTTCGCCTGATAAGCGAGAGGCCGGTGGTTCGACTCCACTCACGTCCACCATACAGCCCTGTAGCTCAATGTGATAGAGCGCTGGTCTGATACGCCAGAGACAACGGTTCGATTCCGTTCAGGGCTACCATTCTGGCTCTCATAGGAAGTTCAGGACATCACTGCTGAAGGTAGGAGACAAGGAGGTCGTTTGCACTACCGAGGATGCAACACAAATAGGCTCCATTTGGACTGGGTGAGCAGCAGGAAGGAGCGGGTTGTGGCAAAGATGAATGACGAGTTGGAAAACAGAATCCTGACTACTTAGAACTCGTCGATGAGAGTTTTGATTGTGAAAGGAAATGGAAGGATGAAAATTTCATCTGTGTTCGGGGGATTATTGCACGTGCGAACCTGAACATCCATTTCCTTTATTGGATGCGTAATTCAACTGGTAGAAAGCCTGACTCTTAATCAGGAAGTTGTGGGTTCGAGTCCCACCGCATCCACCAGATTTACGGGGGATTGGTGAAACTGGATATCATACGAGTCTTCTAAACTTGTGTTGGGGGTTCGAGTCCTCCATCCCCTGCCACTTTTGATAAGGCGGTGTAGCTCAGATGGATAGAGCATCGGATTCATACCCCGAAGGCCACTGGTTCGATTCCAGTCACCGCTACCAACTTGAAAGAGCTCCCGTAGCTCAACAGGATAGAGCGCTGGTTTCCTAAACCGGAGGTTGCGTGTTCGAGTCACGCCGGGAGTACCAAAAGGAGTTGTAAATGGATGTCAGACAACAGTTTCAAGAAACAAACTTCTTTTATAACTGCGATGTCAACAATCCGCAGTTTGAGAGCGCTCAAAAAGTGCATGATTGGCGCAATTATATTCCGAGCAATTTTCGTGAAATTTGGTTTGATTTGAGTGAAGAAACTCGAATGGTAATTGCGATTTTTGCCGAGTGGCGTGCTGACAGTGAGGATTGGGAATAAATGGGCAGCATGTGCGTTATAGGCGTTAAAACAGGTGAAAATCCTACCCATGCTGTTCGATTTGTAAGGATTTGAGCGAGTGATGGGACAGGTAGACATCTTGATCAAGGAGCAGAAAGCGGTAGTGGAGGAACAGGCATACTCGCTTGACTTAAAATCAAGTGGACTCATAGTCCATGCGGGTTCGAATCCCGCCTACCGCACCAACGTTTCCAAGCGGGTTCAAATCCCGCCTCGCCTACCATGTGGCCGAGTGGTGGAACTGGCAGACGCGTGTGATTCAAAATCACATGTCCTTCGGGACGTGAGGGTTCAAGTCCCTCCTCGGCCACCAATTTAGAGAGGAAAGGAATAATGACGGAAGAGCAGGAAGTCTATTTTAGGAGAGAAATGCGGAAAAGCTTTATTGATCCGAGCTATTCTATCGTGGTGCCTTTTGAGGTATCTGACGAGGATTGTCTTAGGATTTGTATAGAGTTGGATCGAGAAATTGAATGTTGTAAGCTGTCGTAGCTCAGTGGTAGAGCACCTCCTTGGTAAGGAGGAGGCCATGGGTTCGAATCCCATCGGCAGCTCCATTGCCACCTTAGCTTCAATTGGTAGAGCGCCTCACTCGTAATGAGGAGATTGTGGGTTCGAATCCCACAGGTGGCTCCAACTTATTGTAAGACAATGAGTTAAGGCACTTTATTGTGCCTTTTTTTATGGACAGAATTGGTTTTCAAAAAAATTTTTTTGCCAAATTTTTCATAACTTTGCATAACCAACTATGTGGAATAAGGTTATAGAATTTTGTCTGTAGAGGGTTTTTTCTCCCACCTTATTTAGATTTTTTTATATTCTTCATTATGGTAGAAGTGCGAAAGTTCTCGTATTATCCTCGTGGGGATATACCATGCTCAAATATAAGGTAACTCAACGGTTTTTTGCGGGGCCGTTGAAGAGGTCAATACCAGCAGGTGCATATTTTTACGAATATGAAGAACAGTCAAAAATCGTTTTAACAGATGCGCCAGACAGCAGTAACCCGTCAAATACACTTCTCACAAAGTTTAACTACGATGATGACGATGTTGTTGGTTGGTTCAAAAGTTTGGTTCATGTTCACCATGTAGCTTATATTGTTTTTATTCAAGAATTACCCGAAAGTGCATTAGATTTAACTGGTCCAGATGGAATTCTTGAAGCCAGCGATGTTCATAACGATTCAGCTGTTACAGGCGTAACTGTTAAGGATGCGCTTGAACATCTGGCAACTGGCGCACTTGTTATTGTTGACATTCTGGCGAATCGACCTGCTTTCGGTGTTCAAGGCAGGGCATTTTGGGCTACAGATACACAGCAACTTTTTATTGATACTGGAACTGCTTGGGATTTGGCTTCTGGCGGCGGGGCAGGCTTTGTTCTCAATCGTGATTTGGATTATTTTGAAGGCGACAATCCTCCGTTTATGGCTGATGCTGATGTCTATCATTTCTATGACTCAGCAGATTTTGTTGCAAGTGAGGATCATGACGTAATTTTTAAGCTGGCTTCACAACTTGCCAATATGGATGCAAATGGAGCAACGATTTTTTTGGTCTACTTTATGTCAACAGCAGAAAGTTCCAAAAATATCGTTTTGAAATTTGACTATGTTGTGCATGACAAGAATGAAGCCTATAATGGTGGTTCGGTTTATAGTTCGCAGTATACGATTTCGACACCAAATACTGCAAATTTAACGACCGTGAACACGGTTGCGATTCCAGCAGCGAGAATTACGTCAAATACGGTGGAAATAGAATGTCGTTTAACACGTTTGGGAACAAACGTTTCAGATACACATACTGGTGATTTCATAATTAGACAACTCTTGGTCACAAACTAAAGGAGGGTAAACAGACATGTCATTTAGGGAACGATTAATCGGATCGAGAGTTGATAGTGTAGGGGTACAATGCTCCACTATTGACTCAAAGTTGACAGTGGTCGATGGTGAAATATCGACGGTAGATTCACGATTGGTCATTGTCGACAGCAATGTAGTGCAGACGGATTCACGAGTTACGATTGTTGACTCGCGAGTCGTTATCATCGACAACGAAGTATCAGTTGTCGACAGTAAGATAGATGTAATTGATACCGAATTATCCGTCGTCGATTCGGTTGTCGATGTCATTGATTCCGAAGTTACATCTGTTGGGACTCAAGTATCGACAGTTGATTCCAAGGTTGACGTTATCGACACAGAAATTTCGACAGTTGATTCCAGAGTCACGATTGTCGATTCGAGAATTGTTGTTGTCGATAACGAGCTATCTACTGTTGATAGCAAAGTTACCAGCGGCTTCAACGGGACTGATCTCAGTACTATCGAAAGTAAGATTGATGACATTCCGACAAGTGCGAGTCTTAGCACCACTAACAGCAAGGTAGATTCGGTTGGAGTTCAGGTTTCAACGACTGATTCTCGACTTGTTGTTGTCGACTCGATCATCGATGTCATTGATAGCGAAGTTACTTCCGTAGGAACGCAAGTCAGCACCGTTGACAGCAAGATCGATGTCATTGACACAGAGCTTTCGACAGTTGACTCACGTCTTACAGTGGTTGATTCTCGTGTGGTTGTCATTGATGACGAGATATCAACGCTGGATTCCAAGGTGTTGAGTGCGCACGTTGTGACCGATAGCAAGGTTGATTCTGTTGGGACACAAACGTCGGCTGTTGATAGCAAGATGGATGTGCAGTCAGGTGCCATCAGTACATTGACTGGTATGGTCGATGCTTTGGACAACAATGTGTTGGCCAAGGTTATTGTTCCACCGGTTATTGTGCGTGATGAAACATCGGCGAGAACCATCAGAATCTGGTTGTACTTGTATGACCAAAATGGCTTGATGGAAGACCCCGATGGCAATCAAGCTTACTTGCAAATACTCTACGAAGATGGAAGTAGTGCACTTGCTCGTGGCTTGATGACTCGTAGTGACGTTGGTCGTTACTACAGGGATTGGACAGTTGCAACTGGTCAAGCACTTGAAGCCTATCAGATTGTCTGCGATTATCAACTGACGGGTTCGACGATTTACCAAAGTCGTTACACCGAGGTTGTTGATACTGACCCTGATATCTCGTCTTCGGTGGATAGTGTTGGAACACAGGTTAGCACTGTCGATTCCAGACTTACGGTGGTTGACTCTCGTGTTGTTGTCATTGATAACGAGTTGTCAACTGCTGACAGTAAGATCGATGTTATTGACACAGAACTTTCGACAGTTGACAGCAAAGTTGACGTTATCGATACAGAGCTGTCGGTTGTTGATTCTGTTGTTGATGTCATTGACAGCGAAGTTACTTCCGTTGGAGTACAGGTCAGTACCGTCGATTCGAGACTTGTTGTTGTTGACTCGATTATTGACGTTATTGACAGCGAAGTCACTTCCGTTGGGACTCAGGTCAGTACTGTCGATAGCAAGGTTGATGTTATCGACACAGAGCTTTCAACTGTCGATTCCAGAGTTACAATTGTCGATTCGAGAATTGTTGTTGTCGATAATGAGTTGTCAACCGTTGACAGTAAGATCGATGTCATTGACACCGAGATTTCGACGCTCGATTCTCGTGTTGTTGTTGTCGATGATGAGTTGTCTACTCTGGATAGCAAGGTGCTGTCTGCGCATGTTGTTACTGACAGCAAGATTGACAGTGTGGAAGTTGAAGTCCAGAGCGTTGGTTCTCAGGTTGACAGTGTTGGAACTGACCTTAGCACTGTTGACAGCAAGATCGATGTCATTGACACAGAACTCTCGACAGTCGATTCTGTTGTTGATGTCATTGATTCCGAAGTCACTTCCGTTGGAGTGCAGGTATCGACAGTTGATTCCAAGGTTGACGTTATCGACACAGAGCTCTCGACAGTTGATTCCAGAGTCACGATTGTCGATTCGAGAATTGTTGTTGTCGATAATGAGTTGTCAACCGTCGATAGCAGAGTTGTCAGTGGCTTCAACGGGACTGACTTGTCTACAACCAACAGCAAGATTGACAGTTTGGCAACGCAGGCCAGTACGTCGCTCCAGAAAGGTGAATTCACGGCCTATATCTGGACGAACACGACGGCAATTGGCGTAAGTCTTGCCGATGGTGGCAACGACTATTCCGAGACGTCACTTGGTGGTAAGCAGCAGACAGCCTATGTGGATGCGGCTATCTATGGTTACCTTACACTCACCGCACCCGAACCGGGAACCAAGACAGTCAGAGATGTTGAGTTGGACCTTGGTTGGTCGGGACAGATGGATGCCAATACAGGTGAGTCCAAATGGATGGTTGTTACGGGTTCTTCTGCAACAGTCACGAGCGCAGAAGATATTCCAGGCACAACCGTTTCGGAAGGCACAAGCAAAACCACACGTTGGCGTTCTGGTCAATATAAGAATACCAACGAGATGGGGACGTTGCCATTCACAGTCATGCTGCTTGGTAAGGTGGACAACGGAGCAGACACACTTACACTCACGGGCCTTTTGGGTTCGACAATTGCAGTTTGCTATGATGTCTAAGGCTGCGTGAGGAGCGGGAAAGCTTTTTTAGGGAAGGTCTGAAATATGGCCTTCCCTAAAAGGCTTACAATATGGAAAAAGAAAAAAAGTACGGCTGCAAGTTTTGTATAATAGGACAGGAATCGGCAAGACAAAAGCTGATGACTGTTCGACTTTTGCGTTCGACAAAAGAACCAACGATTGCGATTGATTCTTTTAATGCGCAAAAGAAGAAAATCATCGATCAAGCTGAATTTGCGGTAGTATTTAGGCCATCGCAACATGATGATCCTATAAAAGAAGTTGGGGATTTGACAGATAACAAATGGCCTGAATTTCGCATTTTGGTTGAAGGTGATGATTTCCCGGTGAATACGATACCATCGGACAATATTACATGAAAAGAGGAAAACGATGCTTAAAGTAGTGCATTTTGTTCAGGTGGCTCCGTGTAGGAGTGGTCTTTACGAAACGACGCGTGAAATTTGTAAAGGTCAGATCGAGTATTTGAAGTGGAATGCCCGCATGGTAGATGTAACGGGCATCTGTACTGGTAGTGGAGAACCTACGAAACAAAAAGAAGAAAGAGGAATTCCTCTTGCTGATTTGAAATGGGCAAGAAGAGCTGATGTGTTTTTTCTTCATACGGGAATTCCTAAAGAGATAGAAGGTACAAAACCGACGGTTTACTTTGCGCATGGAATGCCGGAATATACGCTGTATTCTCAGATTATGCGTGAAGTTGCAGTAAGCGAAGAAATCAGAAAGAAGAAACTGGAAAACGCAACGCCGTTCTTTGGAAGTTGGGGATTAGTTGTTCAGATTGCTAAGTATGATTGGATGAAAGCAGCTATTACATTATGGCGTAGACATAAGCCATATTGGGAGCCGTATTTCAAAAAAGTCATTCTTGGCAACCACTTTTGCGACTTGGAGAAATTCAAGCCGGAAGGTGATAAAGCTGACTACGTTCAAAGGCCAGCAGAAAATGGTGGTATGAATATCACCTTTGCTGACCATTGGCGTTATACGGCTTTCAAAGACCCGTTTCAAATTTTGCATGGCGCAAGAAAGTTTTGCAAGAGTACAAATTCGAGAATCCATTTATATGCTGTGCCAAAAGAAGAAGTCAGGGATTTGCGTCATCCTTGGAATTCAATTATACATGGCATCAGCGAAGAATTGGAGCATACGCTCGGTGGGTTTTATGCAGTTCACGCTGACATTGCTTCAGTCCATCGAGCAGCAGATTTGTTGATTACACCTTCTTGTGATGATACGAGAACGGTGATTGAAGCTTCAGCTTGTGGTTGTCCTGTTCTTGCAAGGCATGGAACAGAAGCGGCAATTTTTCATTGTCGTATTGAAGACCCAGATGAGCTTGATAGATCGTTGAGAGATATCTATCAAAAGTGGCAGGATAAGAAAACGTGGAGTAAGTTGCAAAAGCAGTCAAGGGATTTAGTAACAGATAAAAGTTTATCCCTGAAAAGTTGTGTAGAAAAAATTGAATCGGGATTGGCTGAAGTCCTATAACCAAGTGTTGTGGTGCGGTGAGCTTTCAGTAGTTTTGAGAGCGAAACATTGTTTCAGCGATAACCAACAATGTTTCTTGCCGCAGGGAGACCGTGAGAGAAGACAGCTATGATACTTCTCTTTATCCCTGCCCAAAGTCTATCCACTCTGCTTGGGATTTGCAGTCAATAACGCTCTAAGGAGATGAGAAATGGGACTGACAGGTTCTCAAAGAGCAGAGAAGGTAGGCTTTACTTACACGCCGACAAATTACACTCCTGACCCTGTTTGGAGTGAATCGACAAATAAGGTTTCTGCACACCTAAAAGGGATTGATAATGCCCTTCCTGGTGCGGGAGGTGCTGTTGCTGCATCAGCAGTGTCTTATGACAATTCAGTTTCTGGTTTGTCAGCTGATGATGTCCAAGATGCTATTGATGAAATAGTTAACGACCTTGGGAATTATGTGCTTGCTCCTACTGCAAGCACAACAGCAGGAAACATCCCCCAATACCAAGATGTCACAGGAAAGCAGCTAACCAACGGTTTAGTGCTTGTTACGACAGTTGGCAATCCAGGTTTGCATACCAGGGTTCCTACTGAAAAAGCAGTCAGAGATACATTCAATGACCAGTATGAGGAAGGACTTCGTGATAATCGGCCTTTACCTGGTAACGAAAGCTATCGCTACTATGCAACAGATACTCATCAGTATTTCGTTGACAACGGAATACAATGGCGTGAAATTGCCGCAGTTGGAACAGGTTCCCCAACGATCTATGAACGTCATGTAGCAACAGCTGGACAAACAGTTTTCAATCTTTCCAGTAAGTACACTGAAGGCTATAATGCACTCCAAGTTTATGTTAATGGAAACAGGCAAACTGTTGGTGCGTCAAATAGCTATGTTGAAACCGATGACGATACAATTACGTTCAATGTCGGTTTGGATGCTGGTGATGAAGTAATTTTCCTCCAACATTCTGGCGGTTCGAAAAACGTTATTACAGCACGTCAAGATTTTACAGCTACAGGTGGTCAAACAGTTTTCAATTTGAGCTTTAGTTACCGAATTGGCCATGCAGATATCCTTGTTTATTCGTCAGGCGTACTCCAACGAGCTGGCGCAAGTTATGACTATGTAGAAACTGATGAGACAACGATTACGTTCAATTCTGGCCGTGCACTCAACGAGCAGATTGCTGTTTTGAGAGTTGGTGCAAATGACGCTGGTACTGTGGGGTTGTATGAGCGCCATGTTGCAACGGCTGGACAAACAGTTTTTGATTTAGCTGGTGCTTATCCTGTTGGTACTAATGCGTTGTTGGTTTTCAAAAATGGGATGCTTCAATCACTTACAGCAGATTATACGGAAACTGACGGTGACACGGTTACGCTTGTAAATCCCGCAAACCTCAATGACGTTTTGATTTTCCGCATTCCTTATGGTGATACAGAATCCGCCACAGCGGTTGCAGCAAGTGTACATGTCGATACGACTAATTTTGACTATATCCTTTCTGCTGCTGATGATACAGCACAAAAAGCTCTGAATACGTTGGATGACCACTCTCACTATTCTGAGGGGTTATTGTCAAGTCGCCCAGCTGCTAATATCAATGGGCGTTGGTATCGTTCGACTGACGACGCAGTATTGGCAGTTGATAATGGTTCGTTGTGGATAGGTGTTGGTGGAGCTGCAACAGCTGTTTCTGCATATACAGATAACTTTGACAATATCCTTTCTGCATCGGATCAAAATGTCCAAGCAGCGTTAGATACATTGAATGACCATGATCACTACTCTGAAGGGTTATTAGCAAGCAGACCTTCACCCGGTATTGAAGGACGCTGGTATCGAGCAACTGATACCAATCAGTTGTTTGTTGACACTGGGACTGTATGGAAAGAAGTCGCAGCTATTGGTACTGGTGCACCAACAATTTATGAGCGTCATGTTGCAACGGCTGGGCAAACAGTTTTCAACCTTTCCAGCCAATATGATACCGGTGTAAACGCGCTTCAAGTTTTCCGTAATGGAAACAGGCAGACTGTTGGTGCATCGAATGATTACGTTGAAACTGATTCTGACACAGTCACGTTCAATGCAGGTTTGGATGTTGGTGACGAAGTAGTTTTTATCCAGTTTTCTGGCGGTGCAAAATCTGTCATTACAGCACGTGCAGATTTCACAGCTACAGCTGGACAGACTGCTTTTGATCTATCATTTACTTATCGTCCAGGTTACCAAGACATTCAGGTTTATTCGGGTGGTTTGATCCAGCGTCTTGGTGGAGCATACGACTATGTAGAAACAGATTCCGATACTGTTACATTCAATGTCGGTCGTGCATTGAATGAGAATGTTACCATTTTGAGAGTTGGAGCCAATGAAGCTGGAACAGTTGGGTTGTATGAAAAGCATACAGCTGCTGGGGGACAAACAGTTTTCAATCTGGTAGGCGGTAGTTATCCGACTGGTACTCACTCATTGTTGGTTTTCAAAAATGGTCAATTGCTGGTAATTACAGATGATTATGTAGAAACCGATGGCGATACAGTAACATTGACGGCAGGAGCATTGGCTGGCGACAAGCTGGTATTTCGCGTACTGAATGGTGATACTGAACTTTCAGCACACGACATTGATTACCACAGTGACTATCCGACAGGCTTGCATCCGTATGAAGCAAGCACAGCAGGCGTGGGTAGCCCGAATATCTTGTTGGCTTCTGAAAGTGGTAAAACGATTTCGAATGTTGGAACGCCAGCAGAAAATTACAACACGTTGCCTTCTGCTTCGGCTGGTTTGCGATTCACGTTCATTTGTGAAGACGCAAATGGGATTAGAGTAACAGCAGCTGCTGGCGATACAGTACGAATTGTTGGCGACGTAAGTGCTGCTGCTGGTTATGCTCGTTCGACGACTATAGGAAGTGCTGTAACATTTGTTGCTGTTGATGACACACAATGGATTGCAATTTCGGCACTTGGTACATGGACTGTCGTGTAAGGAGAAGTAATAATGGGAACAGTAACAATTCCTGATGCTACAAGATTCAAAAATAAGCTCATCAATGGCAATTTTGACATCTGGCAGCGTGATACAAGTTTTGCGGTTGCTGGTGCTGCCAGCAATACGGTGTATAATGCAGACAGATATGTTTATTGGGCTTATGCGCATGGAGGAACAAGTGCTGCTGGTACTATTTCTCGTCAAGCTTTTACACTTGGTCAAACTGATGTTCCAAATGAGCCGACGTATTTTTGGAGAATGGCAAACTCGACCGCAGGAGCTTCTTTGGGAGTCAATTCTTATCATCAGCTTCGGCAGAGTATGGAAGACGTGAGGACTCTTGCAGGAAGAACGGCAAGCTTTTCATTCTATGCAAGGTCAACAATAGGAAGCAAGAAAATAGTGGTTGAGTTGGCTCAGTATTTTGGTACGGGTGGCTCTCCTTCAAGTATAGTAAGTGGTTTTGGCTACAAAGAATTTACTTTGACTACCTCATGGCAAAAATGTATTCTTGAAAATGTATCCATTCCTTCGATTTCAGGAAAGACATTGGGCACCAACAATGACAGTGTGTTGTGGTTGGACATTTTCTTTCAAGCTGGTTCTGGTTTTGATGCTCGTCTTGGTCAAACTGGCGGATTTGCTTGGGGCGGTACTGGCAATACTGATATTGCTCAAGTTCAGGTTGAAGAGGGTTCAGCAGCAACAGAATTTGACCAAAGACATATTGCTCAGGAGCTTGCATTGTGTCAGCGTTATTATGAAGTACATGGAGGGGTTACACAAACAGTTCCAACCTTGACTGCGTATGCTCAAAATGCACAACCGTTTGGCTATGGTGTTCCATTTATTGTTCAAAAACGGGCGGCTCCAACATTGACTAAGAATGGAACTTGGGGAGTATCAAATTGCGGTCAGCCTGCTGTTGGAAGCTCTTCTGTTTATGGGTATTATATTTATGCTTATGCCACGGGTACAACAACGTGTCTGTTTTTTGCAAATTCTGCTGACGATACAATAACCGCTGATGCTGAATACTAAGGAGAACCAAAATGGTCAAAGCGGAAAATATCAGAATCGAGACTCATCTTGCTGATTTTCGTTGTGATAAATGTGGTACGTTTCAGCAAGACGTAAACGTAAACACTGAACTTTCTTATGATGAGAAGAGTACTACAATCATAGTTCCATGTTCAAATGGCTCGTGTGATTGTACAAGTTTTTATCCCACATCGGGTGGTACTGCAATGGCAATTGATTTGGCTGCTGCAAAGACCGAATAGAGGGTTTGAACAATGACAAAAACAATGGTTCCGGCACATAGTGTTGAAGCTTTGATGACAGAAAGACTGTTGCAGTATTTGGAAATCAGAGTCAACAATACAAATCCAACGTATCAGGTAGACATCAATTCCTGTATTGTGGGTTCTGATGATGGTTCTGTTATTATGGAAGTAAGTAGTCCAATCACGGTTGACATTACAGCAAGCGGGGCAAACGGTCTTGATACTGGAAGCGAAGCAAGTAGTACATGGTATTACATCTACATGATTTACAACCCGACAACAAATACGGTTGCGGGTTTGTTTTCAGTCAGTCAGAGCAGCCCGACAATGCCAAGTGGATATACGAAGAAACGGCTTGTTGGTTGTGTGAGAAATGATGGAAGCAGTAATTTTCTTGCCTTTGCACAGAACAATCAAAGGGTTACTTACTACGGGCAGCATTTTGTTCTTTCTGGAGGTACGGCTGGAAGTTGGACATCCATTGACCTTTCAAATCACGTACCAACAAACATAGCTTACGAACACTGTTTCTTTCTCTATGGAAATTCTGGCGGCGATGATACATCAGGAAATGCAGCAATTTATTTAAGTGTTGAAGGAAGTACGACAAGCGCATTCTATAATGCAATGCGGCGACAAGCAGCAGGAAACTGGAGATTTAATAGCATGTCGCATCCATCAACAATGCCTGTTTATAA